GATGTTCTTGAACTTCAAGCTAACCTTGACATCAGCACTTCTGTATATCATGATAGATTAAAGGAAGAAGTCAATAAATTTGAAGAGGGTTTAGTTGAGCAGATTAAAGATCTTGAAATTAATTTAAACACTAATGAAGTTCATATCAAGAAACAGAATGAGCACATTGAAAACATCAAGGAAGAAGTTCAGGATGTAATTAGTAAACTTCATATTGATTCTATTGAGGAGAAGAATAAGGCTCTTATCGAAAAAGTAAATCACATTGAAGATGTTCTTTCTAAGTTTAGTGAAAAGACACTTCTGACTGAAGACACTCCTATCACTCCAGGAAGTCCTGATACTAAAACCAAAGATCCTCTCACCTCTTTGGATCAAAACTATGTGACCCTAAAACAGTTACAGGATCACTACAGACTGTTTATTAATAGAATACAAGTTCAACTGTCGTCTATCGGTGGCGGTGGTGCTGGGTTTGTCAAAGACCTTGCAGATGTTGATGTTACAGGACTTGCAGATAATTATATTCTTCAATATGATTCTGCATCTTCAAAGTGGTTAACTGTAGAAAATTCTGGTTCTAGTGGAGTTTCCACAGCAGCACAATCTCTTGTCCTTGATGCTAGAAATAATAATGTAGGATATGCAATTACGATTGGAACCCCAGTATATCAAACTGGATTCAATAGTGGACAAAATAGAATTAATATCGAAGAATCAAGGGCATCAGATTCCTCAACGATGCCTGCAAAAGGATTAACTGCATCCACTCTTGATAATAATACGAATGGTCGGATAATTGTTTATGGTGAATTAGAAGGAGTTGACACTTCTGCATTTGATGTTGCAGATGAACTTTATGTTGCTCCTGGTGGAGGTTTAACAAATACACGACCCACTGGAGCTAATGACCTAGTTCAAAAGATTGCAGTTGTTCTTAAGAAGTCTGCGTCTAATGGTGCTCTGCTTGTCTACGGTGCTGGTAGAACAAATGATGTTCCAAATACTATTAGCATCTCTGGAAATATAACTGCAGCAGATGCAACATTTAGCGGTAATGTTTCTGTTGCAGGAACTATTACTTATGATGATGTAACTCATGTTGATTCTGTTGGTATTGTTACTGCAAGAAATGGTATTGAGATTGGACCCAATAGTGCTACAACCATCATTTCTTTAGAAGCAGCTACATCAACAACCACAACAACAGATGAATCTAATATTGATACTTTTGATGCATCTGTCTTTAGATCCGCACAGTATCAAGTGCAGATAACCAGAGGATCTTTGTATCATGTAACAACGCTAAATGTGCTACATGATGGAACTGATGTTTACCTATCAGAATTTGGAACAATTAAAACTGGAGATGCTCTTGCAACATTTGATGCTGATATAAATTCTGGAAATGTACGAGTAAGAGCTACTCCTGCGTTTAGTTCTTCTACGGTGTTTAAGATATCTAAAACATTAACAAAGATATAAAATTCTATATAATTATGTTGTACTGGTAAAGAGTGATGAAATTCAAATGGGCTGCATTAAGTATAGGAGCATTATTTGGATTCGCCCATATTGGAATATTGGGTCATCTTTTTAACAGAACACAACTTCCAGTAATTAATCTTCCTGTTGGAGATTACACTTCATATACTGTAGAAGCAGGAAAAGAAGGATATAAAATTCAATATAACTCTAATGATCCAAAGGTCATGGGTGTTCGTAGATATGTTGACAAAGATAACGGTTTCTTTGGAATTGGTGGAAGATCTGATGTGATAACTGAAGAAGAGTATACAATGGACGGCGGTAGACACCTGCAGGGTGGTGCCATGGGAAAGTTGAGTGCCGAAAATCTAGAATGCATCAAAGCGGAGGGCGCTGGAGAGTCAACCGGAAGAATGGTAGGTGCTAGTGTGGCCACCGGAGTTGCTCCTATGTTTACTGGTATTCCCTATATTGGTTGGTTGATGGCTGGGTGGGCAGTAATGCTTGGTCAAGACACTGGTGCTGAAGTCGGTGGAGAAATCGCTAAAACTTATAAAGATTGCTAAATAATAAGAGACTTTCTTTATTCTTATGGCGGGTTGGTCCGACAAATACAAAAAGTCAATCAACTGTGATAACCCAAAAGGGTTCTCTCAGAGAGCTCATTGTCAAGGCAAAAAGAAGAAAGTTGACGAGGAAAACAATCCTCGTATCCCTAGAAAACCTGGTCAACCAGCAAATTCTAAAAAACACTCTGACCTTTATACGGATGAAAATCCAAAAGGTACTATTCATGGTCTTGGGTTCAAGGATGTTGCCACTGCGAAAGCATCGGTAACAAAGATCCGCAATTCAAGTCGTTCTCATGCTCATAAAATCCAGGCAGCCGTTGCTATGGAACAAAGAGCAAGAGAAATGGGTAAAACTTCTGAAGCAGCAGTCTTTAGAAAATACATTAACACTATGAAGAAGAAGACTAAAAAAATGAATGAGGAAAAGCAAAACGGAAGATGTAAAGCAGGATCTTATTACTGCTATACAGATAAAGTTTGCAAACCAATTCCAAAGGGTTTCATGGTAGATCCTAAAGGTATGCTCCGTAAGGAGAACGGTGCCTCTATTGATGAGGAAGGTCTTCGTGACTGGTTTGGTAAGTCCAGTGGAACTACCAAGTCTGGTCGTAAAGTAAAGGGTTGGGTTCAGGTAGGCGGTAAGCATGATGGGAAACCATGTGCTCGTCAACCAGGACAAAAATCAACTCCTAAGTGCGTCTCCTCTTCAAAGAGAAGAAGCATGAGTGATAAAGAACGTGACAGTGCTGCAAGAAGAAAGAGAGCTGCAGATCCCGGACAACCACAAAAGTCTGGTGCTGCAAAACCAACCTACGTATCAACCGACCCCAAGAAGAAAATGAAAGAAGAATTTGTAAATCTACCTCTTCATATCGAAGTTCCATCTTCGTTGGATGCATTTAATGCAGGTTTGATGTTCAGGGAAAGTCTAGGCGATGACTGTGGTATGCTTTTCGTATTTAACGAATCAGGAGAAAAAGCATTCCACATGAAGAACACCACCATTCCTCTTGATATTGCTTTTATCAATGAGCATGGTGTAATTGAAACTATTAAAGAATTAGAACCATTAAACGAATCCTCAATCACCTCCGACGCAAACGTTCTCTACGCATTGGAAGTAAACCGTGGGTGGTTTGAGACCAACAACGTAAAAGTTGGTGACAAAGTATTGAATATTGACGAAGCAAAAGACAAAAAAGGTAAGGGCAGTGGAACCAAAGATGCCTGTTACCACAAAGTCAAATCTCGCTATAGCGTATGGCCTTCAGCATATGCTTCCGGTGCCCTTGTAAAATGCCGTAAAGTGGGCGCTGCAAATTGGGGAAATAGTGCAAAGAAAGAAGGATTCTCACCAGCACAACTTGCTGCTCTGGAATCTATTGGCGCTATTGAAATCAATGAAGCTGGTAAGAAATGCTGGAAGGGATATAAAAAAGCGGGAACGCAAAAACTTTTCGGAAAGACATATAACCGTTGCGTAAAAGCAGAAGAGACTACATCCATTGAGACTGCTGATGGAAAGTCTTTTGCTGAGGTGACGGATATTATTGGTCCTGCAAATATGAAACCAGTAGTGGACACCAACGGTGTCTGGAAAGGAACCGAACAAGTTCAAGAGGCTGTTCGTCTTCCAGCAAAAACTGGAAACATAATTGCTGTGTCCCTTGTCTGGAAAGGAAAGTATTACATGATTAGAATGTTCTTCCCATCCGCCGCTAGACCATCCAGAGCAGACGTTCAAACTGAGATAGAAAAGGTTTACCCAGGTTCAAAACTATCATCCTTTTCAGTTTCCGATTATGAACCCGGACAACCATTACTCCAAGTCGCAGAAGGAGCAGCCTGGACAAAAAAGTCAGGAAAGAATCCAAAAGGCGGCCTTAACGAGAAAGGCAGAAAATCTTACGAGAGAGAAAATCCTGGAAGCGACCTTAAGGCACCATCAAAGAAGGTTGGAAATCCCCGCAGGGCATCCTTTTGCGCCAGAATGAAAGGTATGAAAGCAAAGTTAACTTCCAAGAAAACTGCAAATGACCCCGATAGCAGAATCAATAAATCATTAAGAGCCTGGAACTGCTGATTAACTTATGCCTGATGATGTATATCTTGGTAATCCGAATCTAAAAAAGGCGAATACGCCTATTGAATTTACTCAGGAACAAGTCTTAGAATTTGTTAAGTGTAAAGATGATCCCGTTTACTTTGCAAAAAACTACGTAAAGATTGTTTCTCTTGATGAGGGTTTGGTTGCTTTTAAACCATATGATTTCCAAGAGAAACTAATTAATAATTTTCACAACAACAGATTTAATATCTGTAAGATGCCACGACAGACTGGTAAGTCTACAACATGCGTGTCTTATCTACTTCACTATGCAATTTTTAATGATAGTGTTAATATAGGCATATTGGCAAACAAAGCAGCGACTGCAAGGGAGTTGTTGGGCAGATTACAAACTGCATACGAGAACTTGCCTAAGTGGATGCAGCAAGGCATCATGGTATGGAACAAAGGATCTCTGGAGTTAGAAAATGGCAGTAAGATATTGGCAGCTTCTACATCTGCGAGTGCTGTCCGAGGCATGTCGTTCAATATCCTCTTCCTCGACGAATTCGCCTTCGTCCCTAATCACATAGCTGACTCCTTCTTTGCATCTGTTTATCCTACTATTACTTCTGGTAAAAGCACAAAAGTCATAATGGTTTCAACGCCTCACGGCATGAACCATTTTTACAGAT